ATTAGACTTTACAATGAAAATGAAGTTCTATGGTCCAACCAGAGACCAATCTATAATACGTACAATTAATTTAGATTTCGAAAAACAAGTACCAGCAGAATTCTTCCAAGGATTAAACTTTACGGTTGGTTCTACAGATACTCCTAGTTCTTTTACAATATCAACTACAAGAGATTCTACACAAAACCCTACAACTTCAGGAAATGCATTTACATATACTGTGGGAGTTCAATCAGTAAATATTGTAAAACAAGCCACTACTCCAACGACTGAAGATGAAATATTCCTTAATGATTTATCATTTATCGGGGTTGGAAATGTTGTATCAGGATACGCAATACCTTCAGGAGTGACAGTAGATGCAATAGACCCAGCTGGTGCATACGTTTCTGTAACCCAAAATGTTAACATAGACCCTGTTAACTATCCAGATATTACATTTACAGGAAATAAATATTTTGTATTTGACCAACAACAACCCGCTATTGATTTAATTCGCGGAAACACATATACATTTAATTATCCAGCTGCACATCCATTTAAATTCTCAACAGTATCAGATGGAACACATAATGGTGGTAATCCTTACATTACTGGAGTGACAGAAGGAACAAATTCTATTACTATAGCGCCTGATAGTAATACTCCAAACACTTTGAATTATTATTGCGCTATACATCCTGGAATGGGAGCACAAATAAACATAAGCGACAGTTAACGTGGCGATATGGTACATGAATATTATGGACAAAAAAGAGAAATTACAAAAGTCTTTAGAAAAAAATCTTCCTGTTGTTCCTGAAGCACAGGAAATAAAAGACAAAAAAGATATAAAAGACGACTACGAATTTTCTAGAAGAACTTATAAAGATCTTATTAATACCGGAATGGGAAGTTTAGATACGCTCGCGGAGCTCGCACGCGAGAGCGAGCACCCTCGCGCGTTCGAAGTATTATCTAGAGCAATAAAAGATGTTGCAGATACAACCGAAAAACTTATGGCTTTACAAGCTGATAAAAAGAAACTATCACAAGAAGATGAAGAAAAAGAAAAAGCAAAAGCCATTACAAATAATAATTTGTTTGTAGGAAGTACAACTGACTTACAAAGAATGTTATTAGATAAAGATTTTATTGATGCAGAAGATTAAAAATAATGAATTTGGCTACTTAGGTAATCCATCTGTAAAACGTGATGGTGTAGAAACCGAATTTAGTAAAAGTGAAGTAAGGGAATACATGAAATGTATGAAAGACCCTGTATACTTTGCAAAGAAATATGTTAAGATAATATCTCTTGATGAAGGATTAGTACCATTTAATCTATATCCATATCAAGAGAATATGTTTAATCACTTTAATGAGAATAGATTTAGTATTGTTCTAGCATGTAGACAAAGTGGTAAATCGATTTCGTCTGTGGTTTATCTTCTCTGGTACGCAGTATTTCATCCAGAGAAAACCATAGCAATCCTGGCTAACAAAGGTGCTGTTGCGAGAGAAATGTTAGCCAGGATAACTTTAGCATTAGAGAACTTACCATTCTTTTTACAACCTGGATGTAAAGCTTTAAATAAAGGTAGTATAGAGTTTAGTAATAATAGTAAAATATTAGCAGCGGCAACGTCCGGAAGTTCTATAAGAGGTTTATCAATCAATCTATTATTCTTAGATGAGTTTGCTTTTATAGATGACGATGCAAGATTTTATACTTCTACATATCCGGTAGTATCAGCTGGTAAAGATACACAAATTATTATTTGTTCTACAGCAAATGGTATAGGAAATGTATATCATAAACTTTGGGAAGGTGCAACACAAGGTACAAACGAGTTTAAACCTTTTCGTATAGATTGGTGGGATGTACCAGGAAGAGATGAAAAATGGAAAGAAGAAACTGTAGCGAATACATCGGAATTACAGTTTGACCAAGAATTTGGGAATACATTTCATGGAAGAGGTAACACACTTATTAGTGCAAATCATTTATTAGCACAAAAAGCAGAAGACCCTGAAGAATATAAAGATAATGTGTGGTTATATAAACAACCTGTTGAAGGACATGATTATATAATGACAGTAGATGTTGCAAAAGGTCGTGGACAAGATTATAGTACATTTAATATAATCGATACAACAACACAACCTTTTGAACAAGTATGTGTATTTAGAGATAACAACATTGCACCAATGTTATTTCCAGATGTAATATATCGATATGCAAAAGCTTATAATGATGCTTACGTGATTGTAGAATCGAATGACCAAGGTGCTGTAGTCTGTAATGGATTATATTATGATTTAGAATATGAAAATATGTTTGTTGAGTCATCAGTCAAAGCTGCTGGAATTGGCGCAACAATGACGCGAAGGGTAAAACGTATTGGATGTTCTACAATAAAAGACTTTATTGAACAAGGTAAATTAAAAATTGTAGACCAACAAACGATTATTGAAATGAGTACTTTTGTTTCAAAAGGTAAAACTTATATGGCTATAGCACCGAACCATGATGACTTAATGATGAATTTAGTTTTATTTTCATGGTTTGCAACAACAGATGTTTTTAGATCTTTAACAGATATTGACATGAAAGATATGTTATATAAAGAAAGATTAAAAGAAATACAAGATGATATGCTTCCTGTTGGTTATTTAGGTAATAAAAACGAAGAGCATAAATATACTAAAGACGAAGATGGAACTATATGGTTCGAGGAAGATACTAATTTAATTAACTGGTAAGATGCAAAACTTTAACGAATGGCAAGAATCGGTAGAAAACCCGATAATCGAAAAGAAGGTATTTGAAAAAGATCCTTCTAAGTTACATTGTATTGTACTTGGTCTTGGTGATGAAGAAGGAACATTTGCAGATATAGTTAGCAAGTTAACTAAAAAGCGTGGAATGAAATTTACATTAATAAATGTAGAAGAAGCTTATATATCAAATGCCGATGTAGATTTAGGTTCTGTTGTTTTTCAAAATTACGATGGAGAAGATGGTGAGGTAGAAATATCTAGAGAAAATTCTATTGTATTTGTAAGAGCAGGTGCTATACAAACATTAACTTCTCAAGCATTAGTATCTACACTAGGAACATACGGATTCTTTATGGTAAATGATTTAGAATCTATGATGTTATGCGATAACAAAATGTCAAACGTTATTGCATTAGACCGTAATAATATACCTACACCTAAATCTTCTGTAATAACAAATGTTAAATCTATTGATAGCGCACATAAAAAAATAGGTAATAAATTTCCAGTAGTAATTAAAACACTAACCGGTACACAAGGGGTTGGTGTTGCTATAGCAGAAAGTAAACAATCGTTAGTTTCTGTTTGTCAAGCACTATGGAAATACGACGCACAATTATTAATACAGGAATACTTACCATTAAAATCAGATATAAGAACATTAGTTGTAAATGGAAAGATACTAGGATCGGCAGAGCGTGTTAAACAAGATGATAAAGAATTTAGAAATAATGTTCACTTAGGTGCTAAAACTTTACCATATAAACTATCAGATGAAGAAAAAGAACTTGTTAAGCAGTCCGCACGTGCGACTGGCGCACTATATTGTGGTGTTGACCACTGTAAAGTCGGAAAAGACTTTTACGTATTGGAGATAAATGGCTCACCTGGTATTCGCTCGCACTTCAATGGATATGATTTAGAAAATGGTAAATCTTTAGGAAAGATCAGTGATGAACAAGTATTAGAAAATATAGTAGAGCATTTTATACACGAATTACATAGAAAACCACTATTTAGAACAGAGAGTGGTTTCATAGAAAGAATTAAAATAGATGGATTAGATAATCCAATACGTGCAAAATTTGATACTGGTAACGGTACAAATGCTTCTATGTTGCACGTAGATAAATTAAAGATAGATGGCGATACAGCTATCTGGGAGAAAAATGGTAATAAATTTACATCAAACATTGTAGATGTTTCGATTGCAAGAAGATTACCTACAATAGAAGAAAAAAGACCAGTTATAGAAATGACGGTTAATTTTAATAATAAAGCATATCCGAATACAAGAATCGCTTTAACTACAACTGATTCTGCTTCGGAAATGTTAGTAAATAGAGAGTTAATGAGTACGTTTAAGGTTTCAGTTAATCCAAATAGAAGGTTTATATTGTCCGATCACGTCGGTAAAGAAGACGATACTGACACTTAGAAACATAGAAATCATAAATAAAAGTATTGAATATAACCGTATTATGTAACTTATAAACTAACTCACAACAACAAATGAGAGGATAAAGCGATGGCATTTCAAGTATCACCAGGCGTCCAGGTAAAAGAAATAGACGCAACGAATGTAATTCCAGCAGTATCTACCAGCATTGGTGGATTTGCAGGTTCATTCAACTGGGGTCCAGCAGGCCAAATTGTAACAGTAGGATCTGAATCAGAACTTGCTGAAAAATTTGGTACTCCAGATGACAATACAGCGAAATATTTTCTTACAGCAGCGGCATTCCTAAAATATGGTAACGCGCTGAAAGTTGTACGTGCAGTCTCAGGTCATGATAATGCGACCGCAGACGGTACTGGACAACTTATTAAGAATGATGATGATTATGATGATAACTACTCAAATGGTTCGTTGAATAAGGGTATATGGGTGGCTAAGTACCCAGGTTCATTAGGAAATAGCTTAAAAGTTTCTATGATTTCGCAAGGAATCAGTGACTTTTCAGCATGGCCTTTTGCAGGAGAATTCGATGGAGCTCCTGGTACATCTGATTACGCAGTTAACTTAGGTAAATCCAATTTTAACGACGAACTACACGTAGCAGTTATTGACGAAGACGGATTATGGACAGGTACAGCTGGTACAGTCCTAGAAACATTCGCCTTTGTATCTCAAGCGTCTGATGCGAAGAAGACTGATGGAACTACTAACTATTATAAAGATGTGATTAATGCACAATCTGAATATATTTGGTGGACCGATCACAGTTCTACTGAGCTAACTAACGCTGGAGAATCTTTAGCATCTAGAACCTCAGCATTTGACACCCACAACGCGGCTATTGACCATAGCTTAGCAGGTGGTTCAGACGATAACGAGCCAACAACAGGCGAAATAGCCGCTGCATACGATCTTTTTGAAGATGCAGAAACTGTTGATGTTAACTTATTGTTTGCATGTCCAGATGCTAACGGACAAGAAACAATTGCAGAAGACTTAATCTCTATTGCAGAAGCAAGAAAAGATTTAGTTGCATTTGTATCACCTCCGATAGAAGACACAGTAGGAAGTTCTACACCAGCAACAGACGTTATGGCGTTTGCAAATGGTTTAACTAGTACTTCATACGCAGTCTGTGATTCATCCGCACTATACGTATATGACAAATACAACGATGTATTTAGATATATTGGTGCAGCTGGTCACGTAGCGGGTTTATGTGCTAATACTGATAGAGTGGCAGATGCATGGTTCTCACCAGCAGGTGTTAACCGAGGCCAACTATTAGGCGCAACAAAATTAGCTTTCAATCCTAAAAAAGCAGATAGAGATACACTATATAAAGGACGTGTTAATCCTTTAGTGTCTTTCCCAGGAGAAGGTATGATGTTATTTGGAGATAAAACTCTACTTAGCAGACCTTCCGCTTTTGATAGGATTAACGTCAGAAGGTTATTCATTGTATTAGAAAAAGCTATAGCAACAGCTGCTAAAGCACAACTTTTCGAATTCAACGATGAATTTACAAGAGCTCAATTTAGAAATTTAGTTGAGCCATTCTTAAGAGACGTTAAAGGGCGTAGAGGTATTACAGATTTCCAAGTAATTTGTGACACAACTAATAACACAGGTCAAGTAATAGATTCAAATAGATTCGTAGCAGACATATTCATTAAGCCTGCAAGATCTATTAACTTTATTACTTTGAACTTCATTGCAACAAGAACCGGAGTGGAATTCTCCGAGATCGCAGGAGTATAGGGGGTAAATCATGGCAATTTTAGGAGTAGATGATTTTAAATCTAAACTAGTTGGCGGTGGTGCGCGTGGAAACTTATTCAAGTGTACTGTTAACTTCCCAGGATACGCGGCAGGAGACGTTGAACTTACATCATTCATGTGTAAGGCAGGTTCCTTCCCAGCATCAATTGTAGCACCTGTAGAAGTTCCGTTCAGAGGAAGAAAACTTCAGATAGCTGGAGATAGATCTTTTGAACCATGGACGATTACAGTTATCAACGATGTCGGTTTCGAAGTTAGAAACGCTTTCGAGAGATGGAGTAATGGTATTAATGGTCACAACTCTAACAGTGGGATAAGTAACCCTACAGATTATCAAGCTGACGGTGTTATCGAACAACTTGATAAAGAAGGAAACGTAACCAAGAGTATTGATATTCGAGGAATGTGGCCTTCTAACATTTCAGCAATTGAGGTTGCCTATGACCAGGAAAACACAATTGAAGAATTCACTGTAGAGCTACAAATGCAATACTGGGAGTCAAATACCACTAGCTAAAACTAGGATAAATATATTAGAGGGGGAAAGAAATTTCCCCCGATAATATCAGGATAATAATATGGCAGAATTTTTCGGATTCGAAATAAATAGAAAGGGACAGGAAAAAGAAAAACCTAAAGTTTCTTTCGTACCAAATACGGATGAAGACGGCGCTGGTGTAATAACCACGGGCGGTCATTTTGGTGCTTATTTAGATTTAGACGGAGACAAAGCAAAAAGTGAAGTCGATCTAATTATGAAATATCGTGATATAGCCGCACAGCCAGAGTGCGATGCAGCTGTAGAAGATATTGTAAATGAAGCAATTGTTGGAGACCATAACGATGTTCCAATCGATATAGTCTTAGATAAAGTAGAAGCTTCAGATAAAATTAAAAAAATGATGAAAGCCGAGTTTGATAAAATAATATCACTTATGGGCTTCAATGCATATTCCCACGATATATTTAGAAAATGGTATATCGATGGAAGATTACCTTATCACATTATTGTAAAAGAAGGTAATGAGAAACAAGGAATACAAGAATTAAGATATATCGATCCAACTAAATTACGTAAAGTAAAAGAGATTGAAGAAGAGGAAGACCCAAAGACTGGTGCTAAACTTATTAAGAAACAAAAAGAATTTTTTATTTTCCAAGACAATGCATTAGGAAAATATAATCAAGGTTTAAAAATTAATCCAGATGCTATAGCATACGGAACATCTGGTGTATTAGATTCTTCACGTAAAAGAATACTTTCTTATTTGCACAAAGCAATTAAGCCAGTTAACCAATTACGTATGATGGAAGATTCTGTTGTTATATACAGAATATCTAGAGCACCAGAACGTAGAATATTCTATATTGATGTTGGTAACTTACCAAAAGGTAAAGCA